ATGATGTTGATGTTGTTGTTGTAAGCCACGTTGTTGTGGAAACCGAATCCCTCTGTCGCACACGCAATGGCCTGACACCCAAAGGATGTGATCGCCTCGTTCTGCGAATTTGATCCGTCCGGCTCATGATCGTAACCGACCGAGATATTCGAATGGGCGGCCCCATACGATAGCGACGTCATGATGCACGCGGTATAGCTGCCGCGCATCGCGCCGAAAAACGCAATACCATTGCGGCTCGCGCCGGACCCGTACAGATTGTCAAAATCAAAGTAGATCGAGCGGCCGCCCAAGGTGTCATTGCCCCCGATGCCATAGGCATCTCCCTCACTATCGAGCGAGGTGAGATCTCGCCATGTCAAATGCGCGCAGCTATACGCGTAGAAACATCCGGCGCCGCCGACGCCGGAAAATGCACCATTAGCCCTACGAAGCGTGGCGTTGCCATTGATGGTCCATCCCTGTGCCGTGCAGCCACCGGGGCCAGCGGCGGTGCCCTGCGTATCGTCCGTGAAGCAGAGGCTCGAGCAATTGTTTGGAGCAAAGGGCGACGCGATCAGCGTCGAGCCATAACCATTCAGAAAAGAATTCGCCCGAACAAACAGACGGCCATTGAACACGTAGCTGCGGCCACCGCCATCGCCGATCGCGCCCGAGCACGCGTCAAGAAACTTCTGGAGTCTTTCGGTATCGTCAGTGCCGTTTCCATTGGCATCCGCATCGCCGGCGCAGCCGAACTTCCAGGGATAATAGGTCGGCCGAATGATCGCCGGCGCGCGAACGCCGCGATGCGTTCCAAAGTTCATCAGAAGTCCCCGCCGATCGCGATAACGTTGAAGGTCTCGGCGTTGTGCGTCGATGCGCGCAGCGAATAGCCGTTCGGAAGGATCAGCGGCGTATCGCCGTTTTGCGCGACATCCATCGGCTTGGTGGCGAATGCCGGGATCGTTCCGGACGGCGTCGCCGCCGTCACCGCGACCTCTTTCCAAAGCCGCGCATTGGTACCGTCGTGGATGTAAAGGCGCACCATACCGGCCGTCGTCGTTCCGACCGCTTTGACGTCGATCCGGTCGATCCGCGAGCCGCTGCTTCCGGCCGTACAGATCGTTGCGATCGTTCCGGTGCCGTCCCGGTTGGTGTTGGCCGCGGTGACTTGGCCAATGGCACAGCGCGGCGTCGCCGCGAAGACGGGCGTCGATGACATCCGATGTTCCTGATTTAAGGAGGGTTAGCTGTAGGTCTGCAGCAGGATGTAGGGATCACTGCCGGTCGGTCCCGGCGCGCCGGTGTCGCCCTTCTGCCCGACGGTATCGAAGCGCAGCACGACGACATCGCCGTTGGCCCAGCCGCCGGGGCCGCCGACATAAGAGAGGTTGAAGCGACGATATCCCGCTGGCGCGGAGTCGCCGGTGACGTTGAAGATCGCAAACTTGGTGGCATCGCCGCGCTTCTCGAGCCGCAGCTGCGCCTTGGTGGCCGACGTGGAGATGGCGATCGAAGCCAGCACGGCCGAGATGTCATTGAGGTAATAGTCGGCATAATCGACAAAGATCTGCGTCACCGACCCCAGCGTGCCACTGTTCAGCCGAAACAGGCCCGCCCCCGGATCTGCATCGGCGGTGGTCGATGAAAAGATCATGAAGAAGGTCAGCGCGCCGCCGGGCACGCCCGAAACCTCCGGATCAGTCTGGCCGACCTTCCAGATCTCAAGCCTGGAATAGAGCTCAGTGGCAAGGCCAGCAGCCTGGCCAAAACCGGTCGTCGCGGCTGTATCCGAGCAGCGATGCTGCAAAAGCAAGGTCTTGGTCGCACCGAGCGAGAACACCGCGCCGCCGCTAGAGCGGTTGCTGGTCGCTGTACCCGGCACCACGCGCTCGGAGGAACCAACCGCCACGACAGTGGCGTCGGTGTCATTGTAGAGCCGGCTTTGATGCACGCCAGCGGCAAGCGCCGGGCAACTCCAGCGCGCGAAGTAGGTGCCGGCCGGCAAGGTAATGCGATTGCCTGAAAAGCTCGAGGCCGCGACATTGTTGCGAACCTGCGTGGTGAGGTCCCGCACCAGCCAGCTGCCGGAGGTGAAGGTCCCGCCGTTGGTCCCTGATGTTTTTTGATCCTCCAGGATGATGTCGGGTGCTTCGCCGCCACTGCCGCCGCCCTGCCCGGTCGCAGATACCACAATGCGCAGCTGCGCGCCGTCATCGACCAGCAGGTATAGGCCGGCCGCCTTCAATTCGCCGCCTGACAGGCCATCGCCAAAGACATCGGCGAGCGTACGCGGGCCAAGGCCATCGATGTTGAGGGTCACCGCAGTCGGGTTGTCCGAGGCTGGAATGAACCAATAGGCCTTGTTTTTTGCATAGACCGTCTCAGCCGGACTGCACTGCGCCGTGATCGCGCTCGGCGTGCCGGCAACGTTGTTGAGCCAGCACAGCGACCGGCCCCAGAGCCCGGCGATATTGCCATGCACCTGGTTCTGCCAGTCGATCGCGTCGAAGGGCGGCGTGCCGCCGTTGTCAACAGACGGAACGCCGCGCAGCGTGACAGTCATCGGATGCCCCTGTTAAGCCGCGAACAGCTGCGGCGCTTCGTCGACAAAGGTGATGTCGGCGGTCATCTCGGATTTCGGCGTGACGTCATAGACGATCATGCGCTTGTACTCTTCGCCCAGCGGGCCGAAGACGACGAGCGCGCCGTTCGCCAGCACGGAAGCACCTGGATCTGCGAACGGCGTGGCGAACGTCACCTGCGTCGCATCCGGCCCGGTGCCGGTGACCTCGGCCACCATGACGGTCTGGTTGCGCAGGCGAATGGCGCAGCCGGTGCGCTCGCCCGCGAACGCCGAATGATAGGAGGAGAACGCCGCATCGAAATCCGAGAAGGCGTCGTCCCCGCCGAGCGGTATGCTGCCGTCGAGCACCAGGCCGACCACATTGCCGCCGCCATCGGTCACGATCGCCTTGATGTAGGCGCTGCCGGCATTGCGCTGGATCACGTCATAGGAAACGCCGACCAGGTCGCCGCGACGCACAACCAGATGCTGGCGGTTGGTGGTGCCTTTGTAGAAATTCATGCGATAGCGGAGATTGCCGAGATCGAACACCGCGCGCGCGGTCACATCAGCCGCCGAGACCAGGCCGTCATAACGAATATCCTCATAGCGCCCACTATCGCTGGTCGCATTCGGATCGAGCACGATCAGCTCGGTCTCCTGGTAGTCGCTATCGACGTCGGAGAAGCGCGCCCGAAAGCCGTCCGGGCGCTGCGCAAAGGCCTTGGTCCATTGAAAGCCGCTCATGTTGCGCGGCGAGAAGGTCTGCACCGGACCGTCACCCGAACGGTCGCGGTCGACGATGACGCCCCAGGTCTCGCTCTGCCGCGGCCGCGCGTAGCCAGCAGCCGCGATCATGGTGAGCACGTCGGCGGCGTTCTTGCCCTCGCACACCGCGTTGACTGTATAACCCATGGCTCGCCAGGCAACGAGGTCGGCCTGGTCCAGCATCTCCTCCGGAAGCGGCCGCGCGTTCAGCGCCGGATTGACCAACACGTCGCGGTAATGTGCCGCCGGATTGTCAGTCAGCGACAGCGTCGCCCAATTGGAGCCGTCCCAATCATAGACGTATCCGTTGGCTAGAACCGAGAAATCCCCGATGGCTCGGTTCTTGGCGCGCACGGCGATGTGGGCGAAATCGTCGGAGTGCACCGGATGGCTGTTGTAGATGCTGCTGACGCGCTGGATGACGCAGGTGTTATGGACATGCGCCACGGCCGCCGGGGGCGACAATTTGTTGCCGTTGCTGGTGTTGACGAAGTAGCCGAACAGATCCTTGACCGAGCCGTTGAAGTGATAGGTGGTCGTGGTGAAGATCGTGCTGTTGTAGGAATAGCCGTAGATCAGCTCGACTTCCCATTGCCCTTTCGGGAATTGCGCACCCGACAGATAGAGCTCGACGCGGTCATTGAACAGGCCGACATTGCGCACGCCGGAGGTCGCGACGTTATCGGCCTTCAGATAGTCCTGGCCGGCGCCGGTCGAGAAATATGCATCAGCGGTCCAGCCCGTCGTCGCCGGTGCCACGGCGCTCTGGCCGGGCACCCCTCGGTAAGCGATGTAAGGCGCCTCGTCACTTGACGGCACCGGCAGCACGCTCGGCGTCGCCATGAACATCAGCTTGATGGTCTTCTTAAATGACGACGTGGCGCCGTGCGCGAAGTGGATCTCCGGGCCATTGATCCAGCTCGACGCGCCCTTCTGCCGCAGCCGGATACGGACCGGCGCGCCGCGTCGCACGCCCGGCGCATCGTCAACCATCAATCCCTCAGGCCAAGACAGTGTCAGCCAGATCTCATCAGCCGGCGCTTTGCGGGACACCACGCGATGCCATGTCGGGATGCAGGTGTCAGGCAGCGTCTGATTGGCGAGGACCGTGGTGTCGCCGTTTGCCACGTCGACCGTATAGTTCGACAGCTGGATCGCCGGCTGATCCGTCTTCGAATAGCGCTTGACCAGCGACACCTTGCTCGATCCCGGCAGACCATCGCAGACGTCGATCGCGAATTCCGACAAGGTCCCGACGTCCAGGCCGCCGCTTTGCGCGCCGGTGATGCGATGCGGGCCGGCGAGCAGATAGACGCCCTCAGCATATTCGTCGTCGCCGACCACTTCGACCAGCGGCTCGCAGCCGAGCGGCGGGAACACGCGCATGGTGCCGACGACACGCGGAACGCCAGAGCCCGGCGCCAGCACGTTTCCCGATAGTGAGGCTGTGCCGGGATTTATGCCGGATGCCGAGCTCGTTGGTGCCGACTGATTTAACGACGGAGGAGGCGTTAGCGCGGCTATTGCAAGCGATCCGGCAACCGAAATGGTTGCCGACACGACCGCACTTACTGTGGCAAATCCCACCGTGCCCGCGGTAAATCCCAACGCACCAGCAACTGCAGGGCCTGCATAGGCGGCAGCCACGACAATGGCGAGCATCGCGGCAATGCGTAGCGCTGTCTTAGCCCCGCCCCCGCCGCCGCCCTGCATGGGGACGTAGAGAGTGACCAGGATCTCGCGCCCCTCGCGATAGCGCGGTCGTACGCGATGCCAGACCTCGCGGGGTACCTCTTCGCCGTTGACGCAGACGATGCCGAACCGCGCAAATCCCGCCGGCAGGCCGTCCGTGGTCGCCACGATTTCGGCGAGCGTCACACCCGGCGCCACGACGCGCCGCACGGCGCGCCCATCGAACGGGCGTTCGCGATAAATGACGGGAAGCGCGGGGTCGGTGATCATGTGAGGCTTGCGTGGCGGTAGGTTTCGATAATCCGGAACCTGACGCTCGGATGGTCGCGGCGCACGCAGACGGAGGCGGTCGCCTCCTCCACGTGCAAGAGATGGTCGGCCGAGACGGCGACGGCGCAATGCAGCTCAGCGCGACGGCCGCTCGCGCCAAGGCGCCCTGCCATCAGCACCACATCGAACGGCTGCCAGGCCTCGACGCGCGACCAGGCCGCGGCCAACTTTTCGATCCGCAAGGTACGGGCGATGGCCGCCAATTCCCGAGCCGATATCTCACCATAGGTTGGCAGCCAGAGCCCGCGCTGCTCGCCGAGCACGAGGCGCACGAGGCCCCAGCAATGGCAGCCGGCGTGATTGAAGCCTGTGGTCGTAAACGGAATGCCATTGTAGCTTTCCGTCCAGCGCGGAATGGATGAGATGGTGCCCATGGGAAAAAGTAATCAGCCTCGGATAAAGACTAAGAAGGAGCCGGCAACGCAAGGCCAAGCTTCAACCATAGGTGTTCCTGCTTCTAAACCTCTGGCGCCCTCACCGAGGCGGGCGTTCGTTGTTAGATGGGGCAAGAGGATCAAACGAGTAGCCGCAATCATCAGCGCCATTGCCGCAATGATCTCGGCCGCTCTTCTGCTGCGTCCGGTAGTAGCTATTTCAACATCGACAACGATCGATCAGATTGATGCCTTCGGCATGCAATTCTTAATCAAAAACGAAGGGCACGTTCCAGTTTTTGATCTATCGTTTGGGTGCAAGGTTTCTGGCGGCCCACTTCACGATGTCACAACTCAGAACGGAGCCGGACAGGGGCCGATCCGCGTGTTGTGGCCAGGGAAAACTGCGACACGAGGTTGTTCCATAGCAGCGCCTAATATGAAGCTCCCAATCACGGTCGAGTATATCGTTACGTACGGCTGGCCAACAACTCTAGTTAGTAACGGCACAACAGCTTTCTTCAGCGCGAGACAAGGACCCTCAGGCACATATCTATTTCCAGACGTCCGCGACTGACATCATAGATAGAGCCCCGGCAGCCGGTCCTGGGTGGTACGTATTTTCGGCCAGGGCTCGGCCGAATAATCGAGGCCGGTCAGTTGCGCCTGTACGGACATCTGGTCACCGGAGACGTTGGCGAGATAGAGATGGTCGGCCGCGTATTCGACCGTTGGCGTACCGATCGGATTGCGCGCATTGTCGGCATCAAGCGCATCGGAAAAGTCCGACAACGCCAAAACCTCGAACTTGATCCTCGGACTGTCGATCAGCGGCAACACCTCGAGCCCGACCCGCTGCTCGACATCGGGCAAAATGACCTGCGCCCGCGGTGGTCGATCGTCGTCCGTTACGAGCTCGAGCGCGAACGGGCAGCCGTAGAACAGCTCGCCGCCATAACGGTAGTTGACGACCTTGCCATTGGCGATCGAATAGCCCTTGTCGCTCTCGCTGACGACGCGGATCGGTGTCAGCAGCTCCGGATGGGTGATGGTGGCGAAGATCAGCGCGGCCTCGGCGGAGTCCTGCGCTTCCATTTCGTTGCGGAAGGCGGTGGACAGGCGATCAGTCACGGCAGGCGCCTCAAAGCCATCGAAACCGTGCCGTAAAGCGCGCCGTCCGCGTTCCACTTCGGCTCGGCCATGAACTTGAAGGTCAGATCGCCGCCGGTCAGGTCATAGGGATGCTTGCGGGTAAACGGCAGCGCCCCGTCCTTCAACGTGTTGCGATAGAACGCCAGCAGCGTCTGGTAATCCGCATAGAGCATCAGGGTCGCAAACTGCAGCTGATCGGATGACACCGACGTGGCTCGATGCTCCAGCGGCGGACCGCGATCGGGCTGGAAGCTCGACACATTGCGATCGGGTTTCTCCGAATAGGAATCCACCGTCGCGTATTGCGAGACGTTCGGCCATGCCGCAACCATGATCAGCGCCTGACCGTTGCCGCCGCAAGGTTGAAGCGACCGCCAAGCGCCTTGTCATGAGCGCCGCTGGCGATATCGCTGCTGACGGCCTCGCGCACGGCAACCTTGAGGTCAACGCCGCCGCTGGCATTGCGGCGCTGCTCCACCTGGACGTCGGATCCGGTGGAGTTCTCCACTTTGACGTTGACCTCGACCTTGTTGCCACCGCCCAAGGCCGCCATTTGACCCGCCGTGAAGACGCCCTCGCCTTTCTTCGCGATGATCGGCACCTCGTCGCCGGCAATGCCGCCGCCGTGAAAGCGTGGGGCATGATCGAAATAGGCCGGATGCACATAGCGCGAAAACGTCGCCTCGGAGCCGACGATGCCGCCGGTGTGGTAGCCGGGAGCGACCGGCCCGAACAGATTGCTGCCGGCCGTGCCGGGCTCGCCATAGGTCACGCCGAGCGATCCCAGGCCGCCACCAAGGCCGGCACCGCCCGTAAAGCCGCCGGTCAGCTGCTGCAGCGAGCGCAGCAGGGGCTCGATGATGGTGATCTTGATGATCATCTGAAGAATGGCTTTCTCGAACGCCGCCGCCATGTCGGAGGCGGCCTGGCCCACACTCTTCTGCTTCGTGGCGATGTCGGTGAGGCCGGAGGTCAACTCGGTTTCGATCGCGCCTCCAATGCCCTTCAGCGCATTGTTCGTCCTGATGGCCTCCGCCTCGACGCTGCTCAGTGCCGTCGCGACGTCGGGATAGAGGCCCTTCAACTGCGAGGCAATCTGGACATCTTCGGAGGACAGCAACGCCGTCTTGCGATTGAAGTCGATGCTGGATGCGATCCGCGCCTTCTCGAGAGCCTGTGCCGCAGCGGCGGCAGCATCGCCAAGGCCGCTCATTCTCGCCTTGGCTTCCGCGGCTTCTCTCGACAAGCCATCCTTCATCGCCGCCGCGACGAGCTGCGCCTCAACCTTTGCCTTCTCCTGTTGCGCAACCGTCAGCCCGATTGCATCAGCGGCAGCTTTGGTGACTTCAACATATTTGCGGACGGCCTCCTCCGCCCGCTGATAGGCAGCGGTATCTTCCTCGTCCGGCTTAGCTTTGGATCGATCTCGCCGCAATTGCTCCGAAATGGCCGTCGTCTCATCACGGGCGGCAGCCACGTTTGCAGGGTTCGACAAGCCTGACGCCAGCCGCGCCCGCGCTGCAGCCGTGGGGTCGGCGTTCGCCGTCGCCGTGTCCTGGCTGTTATAGTAGTTGATGCCGGCACTCAGCGCGGGACCGACCAACGGCACCGCGCCGGCCGCCAGCGAAACGCTCGCGCCTGCTCCCTTGGCGAGAAAATCCCAGAACTTCTGCGGGATCTTGTCGGTGATGGCCGAGGCCAAACGAACCACGGCATCGACCGCCTGTGCGATGGCCGAAACGATATTGACCCAGGCGGTCTGCATCTTGATGCCGAGCCCGGTCAGCAGGTCTTGGACCGGGTGCCAGCGCTGCTCCAGGATCTTGACAGCCTCGTCCCATTTGATCTGCAACGCCACGGCGCGATCGATGTCCGCCTGCTTCACCAGATCCTTCTGCGCGACCTCGTCCATCTTCTGCTTGATCTTGGCGAGGTACTCGTCGTCCTTGGCGAGGTTCGCGGCAACCTGCGGCCCGAAGATGGTCTTGACCACGTCGAGCGCCGCAAGCTTTTCACTCGCCGCGGTGGCCTGCCGGTAGAAATCAAGGACGGCGGCGAACTGCTGCTCGGGCGTCGTCGCCTGCCTGATGGCGCTGATGCCAGTATTGCCCTTGAAGTTGCCGTAGGAGGTGAGCTTTTCGATCTGCTGCACGGCATCGCTGCCGCCGAGCTTCGGCGCCAGCGCGTCCTGCATCTTGGTCAGCGCCGCGGTCAGGCTCTCGAGCGGCACCTTGGCCTCTTCGGCCGCCTTGGTGATGCGCTGCAGGAAATCGGTCGACACGTTCAGCGCGGCGGCCTTCGCCGCCAGGTCGGTGTATTCCTTCAGCTTGGCCGCGCCGAGCTCCCAGGCCTGGCCGATCAGCTTGATGGCATCGTAGAGCAGCAGCAGCTGGCCGACGATGGGCAGGAAACGTGCGACAACGGTGCCGGCGAGGCCCAGAATGGACGCACCGATGCCGCCCACGGTCGGCGCGAAAGCCTCCAGCGCAAGGCCGGCCGACCGGACATAGGACGTCAGTCCCAGGAAGCCCGGCGCAACCCGCTCCACCACGCCGGCCAGCGAGATGAGCCCTGTGCCCGCCAGGTTGACGCCGCGCACCAGTCCCGCCGCCACGGCCTCCAGGGCCACCCCGGCGCCCGCCAGGGCCGGCCCCGCCATTTCGTTGACGACGCCCCGGAAGGCCGGGGAGAAGGCATAGGCGGCTTCCGCCGCCTGGCGCAGATGGTTGGCCACTTCAGCAACACGGATACCGGACTTTTCGAAGCTGCCGGCCGCGTTGTCGTTCGCCGCGGCGGCTTGCGAAAACACGGCCGACTGCCGCGCGATCATCTCGTTGAAGGCCTGCTGCTGGCTGAAATTGTCCTGCAACTGGACCGCCAATTGCTTCAGGGCGGCCTCGGCGTTGACCGCCTGGACGGACGTGCGCCCCAGCGCCACGCCGCTGCCATCGGCGCTCGCCGCCACCTGGTTGTAGGCGGCGACGACCTGATCCATGCCCTGCGTGGCGCCGCGCACGATGACCTCGCGAACGACGGTCTGGATGTCCATGTCGGGCTCTCAGGGCTTTTTGTTGGCGCGGATGTTGATGTCGCTGACCAATGCGGCGTCGACCAAACGCAGCACGCGGACGAAGCGCTCGAACTGGTCGACGCCAACGCCGTAGCGATCTGCAAAGGCACAGATCGATGGGAACGGGATCTGCCCCGTGGCCGTCGCGCCGTAGCCGATCGCAAACGGGCGATCGGCCGACAGCAATTGCAGCGCCTTCAGGTAAATGTCGGCGGTCTCGGGGAGGTCCGGCGGAAAGAACTCGGCCGGATAATCCAGCCCCTGCTCGTCGTAATGGGCTTTCAGTCGCCCGACGTCACTTCCCCACTCGCGCTGCCAGGCGAGGAAGTCGATCAGTTTCCCACCAGCTCCGTTTCCTCGGCCTTGATGCCGAGCTGCACGCGCTTGGCCGCGACGACCACGCCGTCACGAAACGGCTTGTATTTGGGATCGACGAGGTAGGGCTTCGCGAACTCCCGATCGAACGGCTTGTCCTGACCGCCGTCGGTAAAATTCTTCCAGCCGAACAGGATCGTCTTCGACATGGCCTCGCCGACCACGCGGTAATAGGCGCCGGGATCGATGGTGCCGTCCGCCCGCTGCGCCGCCGGCAGCGCTTTGATACCCTTGGCGACGGCGCGCTCGAACGCGGCATTGTCCCAGGGCGCGACCAGCACTTCGAGGTCGCCGAGATCGGGAAGCTCCTTTTGCCATTGCTGGCCATCGGTCACGACGACCGCACTTGAAATATCCATATCCGTTCCTTGTGGGTTGAAGGCCGGGCAGACCCACGACTGCCCGGCCGAGGCTCGCCTTGCCGCCAACCAGGGAGGAAACCGGCAAGAGGAGCTTTGCAGTCGCGCGTGGGTGCGCGTCTCGTTTATTGTCCTCGTGCCGCTTACGGCAGATACCAGAAGCGACCGACCGAAATGGTGTAGCCCAGCGTCGGGTGCGGCTCGGCTTCCCAGGGACCGGACACCTTGCGGCCCTGGTTTTTGCCGGACACTTCGGAGTCCGGCGTGATGCGGATGGCCGGCACGTCCCAGTAATAGCCTTCCTTGTCACCGGAATTGTTGCCGGTGAAGGTGCCGAACGACGTCAGCGTGTTGGCGATGCCCTGCGCCATGATCGAGGTGTCGGCCAGGAAGGTGTCGCAGGTGCCCGACACGGTCAGCTCGCCGATATTGATCGCCGCGCTGCCGAGCGGGCCGACCACGGGCGAGCGCTGCACGTTGTTGGAGATCTTGATCGAGCCGGCGCTCATGACATTGACGCCGCCCATCAGGCTGACGTTGTTCTCAGTGAGATCACCGACATTGCTGGTTGCCGTCATGGTGCCGTAAGTCGGCGCGGCTACATCGCTCGAACCAGTGTAGCGCGTGGTCGAGATCGGGTCGCAGAGATTGCCGATGAAGTCGAAATTGACCGTAATTTCCTTGCCGCCGGTCAGCGTCATGGTCAGATTGTTGAGCACGTCATCGTAGAAGTACTCGTAAGCCGGCACCGCGATATCCTGCTGCTGGCCCTCCCAATCGAACGCATAAACCGTGGTGCCGTTCTTGACGAAGTCGCAGGTGAAGCACTGGATGGTCTTTCCGGTGCCAGTATCCGCGCCAAAGCCTGAAGGGACCACGTCGAACGACAACCGGTGCGCCGCCACGGCCGAGATGCGTGCCCAGCCATTGCAGCCGGCGGTGTTGAAGCTGTTGGCGGAGCCGGCGACCTTGTCGCCGATCCAGATCCGCCGACCGACTGCTACGCCGTTGCCGAGGGTGGTGAAATCCAGCGCGGTCGACGTCATACCGTTGCCGCCGGTCACGGTCATCGCCAGATCGCCGCTGGCACCCTGGAAGCCAACCGCGCGGACGCTGGCTCCAACGGGGATCGGGTTGCTTTCGGCGGTGAAGGTGGCCGCCGGGTAGGTGATCGAAGTCCCCGTCGACGACGACACCCGCGCCAGCTTGTTGTTGCCGGCCGTGGGGAAATTCAGCGTGCGCGTGAGGTGCCCAGCGACGAAGGACGCCCCGCCTGCCGACACCGTGAGCGCCGTGGTCGAGACATCCGAGATCTCGGTGTCCAGCGTCACCACCTTGATATACGGCTGATTGGCCCAGATACCCTTCACGCCAGCCTCGATGAAATCGTCCAGGTGCTGGTACTTCAGCTCGGTCGCGATCGGGCCGCCGTTCTGCATGTCGGTCAGGAAGGTGCTGCCGGCCTGACCGTCGCCACGAATGTCGTTGGAGCGCCCGCGCGTCAGGCTCGCCTTGATGCCGAACGAGCCCTTGAACATGGTCTGCCAGGCCGGACTGGTCGGCTTGACGCCGATCGCGCCCGCGGCCTTGCGCACATAGCCGTGCTTCGTGCTGTTGGTTGAGGGGACGAGGCCGGTCATGCGGGGCTCCCTTTGAAATAATGATGGACGTAGGTGATGGCGAACGGCACGCGATACCTGTTGCCGTTCTTGTTGCGATCATCCAGCACGGCGGATGCGGCCGACCTGACCTCGAGGCCGTCGAAGAACGGAACGCGATACAGATCCCTGATTTCCTCGACCCAGCCGAGCACCTTGGGCTTCCAGCCGTCCTGAAATGTCGCAACGGTAATGATGAAGCGCGCGCCGCCGGTCTCTTCCCAAAGTGCGTAGCCCTTGCCACCGACCGACAGGATCCGTTCGTTCGACACTGGATATTCGATCTCGATGAAGGGCGGCTTCGGCACCTCCGAGACGGTTTCCAGATCGACGAACGGGCAAACGCCGATACGCGACCATGTGGCGAGGCGCGCCTCGAAGGCCGCCGCGACGACAAGGCCGGGCATCAGACGTCGATCAAGATGGCCGGCTCAGCGCCGGCGAAACCGAAGGTGATCGACATGCCGAACGGCCCGAACGCGTCCTGCGCCATCGCGGCGACAACCTGGTAGACGCCATCCGGCGCCTGATCGGATTCGCCGGGCGCGCCGTCATGCGGCTCGAGTCGCGGCGCGTAGGACGCGGTCGACACGAAGGTGAATTGCTGCGCCTGCGGCAGCGCCGCCGGCAGCCGCCAATCGGCTCCGGTCACGTCGGCAATCTGACTGCCATCGGCCAGCAGATGATGCGAACGCTGATAGCGGCCGGTCTTGACCGGCGAATGCTGCCAGAGCCAGTCGCCGATCTGGGTCAGCACGGCCGGCGCCAGATCATAGAGCCGGTCGACCACACCTTCGGCCGTCACGCGCGCCAGATCGTCCGTCGTGGCGCCATCCACCGTGGTTGTGGCCGCGGGCGCCACGCCAATCGCCGCCTTGTTGTCGGCATCCGCCTGGCGCAGGGCTTCTGCCGCCACATCGCGCAGGATATGCGCACGGGCCTCCGGCCCGATCAGCGCATCGAGCGCTGCAGGCGAGAACTTCTGCACGTTGCCCTGAATCATTCGGCCCACATCGTCCATTCGTCGCGGTTCGGATCGATCGGCTGCGGCCGATTGGCGACCGTGTAGACCGCGCCGCCCTCGCTCACATCCAGCGTGAACACGCCGCCGCGTGCCGGCGCGGCTACTTCCTTGGTCCGGACCTTGATCGTGACCTGCCCCACCAAAGGCCGGCCATCGGCCGGATTGGCGCCGAGGTCGCGTTTGTCGACCTGGATGGTGCATGGCACGGCCGTGCCCCCGCCGGGTGGCACATACGATGCCGCCTTGCCGAACACGGCATAGACCTCATCCCGCGCCTCGCCGGCCAGGGCATCGAATTCGGACATGACGGGAGGCTCCAAACGACACGCGCCCCGGCGGGGGCTGATTCCCATCGGGGCGCGATTCGAGCGTGAGGAAAAAGTGCCTTCGAAGGGTACACCATGTCAAACGATCATGCGGGCCTCGGGGTGGTTAAGGAGCTTTCCAGGCCTCCCAGTGCCATATTCCCCGAAAGACCGCCCCCAACGCGCCATGCGGCGTAAACAGGCTGGTACACGTTGTGCTTGCAGTGATCTGCGTCTGGCCTTTTATTGGTCGGGGCGAGAGGAGAACTTTTCGGATGAGCGGTCACGAGCACGAACGGACCCTAGTCGGTTTTCTCGATTACATCGGGCTAGGTCTTATTCTCAGTCCTATCGAAGAGGTTAGCCGCCGCATCCACGAAGGTCACGACATTACCTTCCGTGGCTGGATCGTGGTCATCGCATCGCTCCTTGCGGGTGCGTTCGCAATTTATGCTTCGAAGCGATCAAAGAATCTTCCGTTCGACATAAAGCCCTACCTACAGCGGATCGCACCAAAAGATTGGTTGCAGTGGCTCTCTCTTCTAATCATCGTAATTCTGACCAGTGTATCGGTCGCAGCGATCATGTCGTTCGCCTCTCCGACGCACACGCACGCCCGATCGGACAACCAAACCCAGAAGGATCAAACTACAAGCAATCTCTTGCCAACCGTGAAAAAGGACCCACCCGCAGAACAGCTAGCTGCGGCCCCAGAACAGCAATCTCAAAGCAGACCAAAAAAGGAAGCCGCGCCGGATGTCGATGGTGGAGCAAAAGCTCCCGTCTCGCCCCCTGTGTCAAATGGACCAAGCGGGTCAACAAATTTAACAGCGCGAAGCGGCAATTCTCCTTTTGTGCGCTTAAGCTTGAATGGGAATATCAAGTCCGGAACCTTTGAAGAAATGCTATCGCGGCTTAGGCCCCTGCTGCCTAAACCCAACAAGCCATGCCAAATGATCATATTTATGAAACCAAATAGCCTCGCGGCAAAGGCGCTCGGCGACCAGATTATGGTCGGTCTCAGCGGCATACCTTGGGCAGTGGCTAACGGCTCTGCTAGAACATACGATAATAGCATGAGGATTGCCGCATCGAGTTCCCCTACATCACAGTTCTGTGGAATCCAACTCGCGCAGAGGCTTTTAGAGAAGGCCTCATTTCCGTTTTCTTATGCTGACGTTCAAACCTCTCTGGAACTCGCGGCGTGCCCTGATTGTACCGAACTCATCATTGGCGACGTCCCCTCATTGTTGAAGCTGCCGACCTCGCTAGGTCAAAGCTCCGATTCGGGCATGGACGCTTTTGTTGCTTCACTTTTCGAAAGATGTGTTCGACTACGGCCCGCTGGGACCCATGCGGAGTGGTCGGCCTGCGTCGATGGTCGATTGGCTGAATCAGGAATTTTGTGGCGGATGGACGATTATGTAAAACAGATGCAGCACAACGCAGAGAAATCTCGTTGAAAGGTTCAGACTGACCAACCTGATTAACAAAGCCCCAAGCCGACAATTCCCTGATTGCGGATGTTCAACTTACATCGGCACGGTGCTGGTGTGGCGATCCTGATGGAGTGTCCTGAAGGGAGCAAAGCCGTGAAGCACAAGATAAGCAACGAACAAGCCGAACAGGGGTTCGGCGTCGAGCTTGCGCATGAACGAATGGAGAATGGAGAGCTCCGATTTCGTCTCTTTGGCGATGATGGAAATGGATATATCCGCACCGTCGCTACCTCAACAGGAGGTTGGCAGAACAGCCACTCACATACGGCCTTCCGAGAGCTCTACTTAGTTGAGTTCGGCTGGTTAGGGATGGCGACCCCCAAAGGCCCTGGTGTAGCCATCAAGATTTTTCCCGAGGGGCGGCGGTGCATCTCGCCGATGGGCCAAATCCACAATATCTACCTCTGCCCCGATGCCGTCATCCACACCATCAAATTTGGGATTCGAGGGGCCGTTTCCAGGTTCGACCCAGCACCAGATTTTAATTCGCTTACGCAGCACCTAACCGAGCAGGACGTGTTGGCAATCGCCAAATCAGGCGCGGTCTAGATGCCTTGAAAGGAGCGGGCCGACATCCCTGAGCCCGTCTCAAGACCTTGCTCAGTACAATCCGAGCGGCAGCCTGTATCAATTTAACGTGCCCAAGAATGTGTTGGACGGCTGGGAAGCGAATGGTCAACCAATTGTACAGAGGGACATGTGGGCGCCGACAGGGCAGGTTACTACGGAATATCGCGTTCTTTCGCCCGCGTCGGGGCAACTGAATAAATATCTGGTTCCGAGATAGGAGTCTTCGGCTATGTTGTGTTGTGAGGGGATGAAAAGCTTGGTCGCCAATGCTGGTCAGCGGGGCATGTCTGCGATTGTGTATCAGCGTGGCCTTGAGTTTCGATTCAATCTTCAATCGCGCGCCGTTTCATACGATGACGAGCTTCCACTTGTCCAACAGCCAATGCCAAATTCTGGTTCTTTAACGAGTGATGGCGTTCTAACCCTCTCTACCAATATGGGTCTCAGATTTTGCCCGTTCTGTGGGAAAGAGTTGCAGAGACTGATCAAACCATCGACAAAGCAATTTTTTGAGGGATTGGCTCAGCAGCATAAGAAACTTGATGAGCGTTTATACTGAGATGCTTTAGCCCAAGGCTGTCCGCTTGCCGGCACCGCGCACTAGATCATCAATTTGAGACCGCCCTCCGGGAGGTCTCTCGCTCCCGCTGCCCTGAAGCTACCCAACAGCCGGTTCGCGCGGCCTTGAAGGGAGTGGACTACGTCCGATCTTGACTCGACGCCACAACTTGCAGGAGCATGGGCCTTTCGTTCATGCTTTTGGAGTTGTGTCGATGACTACTGATATCTTTTCCGCAGATCCCCCGTCCGGTGGGCGGTTTCCTCTTCCCTTGAAGATCGTTGTAAACTTGCCGGTTGCTCACGACATTGCGCTGGAATGGGATCGCAAATCGTCGCCGACGTCGGGTCTCTTGGGCGGCGATCTGCTAATCAGACGGACTAATTCGCTGGACTCTCCCAGGACTATTCTGACGAGCCCCGATACCCTCTCTGGGTTCGGCGTCTTGCCCGGAGTGTCGGTCTACGAGATCTCGCCAAAGGACGCGGGCGTGTTTTCGGCGGTCGATGTTCAGGCCAGGCTCACTAACCCGGGAGAACTCGGAGACGTGTCCCTGTCGCTGCAAACCTGGTGGGGTTTCAAGGATCATCCCATCGGCCCTCGGTACACTGGCGCCATCGTCACGATGCCCAAAGCTAGCGGTATCAGCATCGTCGCTCAAAGCAACGTAAGCCAGCTTTACATCTTCGCCAGGTGAAACTGTAGCGCTGCTCCCAACTCCTCAGGATCAGCGCTGCCGCCTCACTTGACGGGAGTGTGGCCCTGCCCTGAAGGGAGTGGACCGAATTTTATCGATCATCTAGGCTCGACGTTTTGTCGGAGCCTACAATGACATTTGATCAAGCTCTTCCGTGGATCAACGCAATCACCCCGATCGCAGCGCTAATTGCAGCAGCCGCTGCTGCGATTTTTGCTTCTGGTCAGATGCGCGCAGCGCAAGATCAGCTTCACATCCTACAGGACGAACGTCGTGACCGTCTCCGGGTCGCTAGGCTCGCCGCGGCGTTTAAGGTCTTTGCGGCTACCTACGATGTGACACAAGCGCTCGAAGCCGCGATGCGTGCGCAGACGGACGACCAGAAGCGGCGGCTGCTAGCATTCGATTTGGCGACCATCGATCGCATTGAAAACTGCTATGACGAAGCCGCCTATCTAACGCGAGAGGAACATATCGGCTTCCAAATACTCTTGGTGGTCGCCCGCTTCTTCGAAAAGGAAACAGCTGGAAAGACAGGTCTGGAACTACACAACCACATTGTGAACTTCTACGAAAGGATCAACGATTTACGTCGACGGCTCACGGCTGACATCGTCGATCTTCCGAGCCAGCAGCCTTGAAGGGACTGCACGTGCGATGTGAGAGATGGTATTGAGGACTCCTTGGAAGATCCTTAGGAAGGAAACATGGGCAAACCAGCATCATCCTGCATTTTCTGC